CAGGCCGAACTGGCCGAAGCGTTCGACGATCCCGATGGCCTGGCCGACGCAGTCAAGCCGCTCACAGGCTTGCGCAAGGTGGCGGGTGAGTATGACCCTGACCTGGGCGGCGAAACGCCCGATACCACCGTCACGTACATGGGGCGCGGGGTTCTTGGCAGCTACCTGTCCAAGGACATCGACGGCTCCCTCATCCAGACCACCGACAAGAAGCTGCTGGTGCTGCAAAACGAGCTATTCGTGTCGGAGGCCGGTGTTCCGACGGCGGTACCGGCCGCTCCGGCCATTGGCGATATCGTCAACGGGCTCCGGGTGATGAACGTGTCTGCGGATCCGGCAGATGCCACCTGGACAGCTCAGCTGAGGAAGTGACATGGCGACTCAATCCGGCAGCTTTGCCCTGAGCCTGGCCGAGTTCGCCGCGCAGACCGGTGAAGCCATCGATGCCAGCGTCCGTGAAATCATCATCGAGGTCGGCAGCAGCCTGATTCGCATGTCTCCCGTGGGTAACCCGGAGATCTGGGCGCAGAACGCAGTGGCGACTCAGTACAACAAGGCCGTCGACGATCACAACAGCGCGCTGCGTAGTGACCCGGGCAACCTCACGAAGGGCGGCAGGCTCAAGAAGGGCCGCAAGCTCAACGACGGCATGGACATCAAGGCGCCGGAGGGCTATGTCGGTGGCCGGTTCCGTGCAAACTGGCACATCTCGCTCGGCGTGGTCGAGAACGTCACCTTTGACGAGGTAGACCCGAGCGGCGCCGAAACCACTGCCGCGCTGGTCGCTGCAATGAGCGACTTCACCGCCGGCCAGATGGCCTACATCATCAACAATTTGCCCTATTCCATCCCGCTGGAGTTCGGCCATTCCACCCAAGCGCCCGGCGGCATGGTCCGGGTAACCGTGGCTCGCTTTCAGCAGATCGTGCTGGAGGCCATCAGGAACAACCAGGTATGAGTCACGCAATTATCGCTTCGATCTACGAGGCCAAGCTCATCGCCTGGAACGCTGCCAGGTCTGACAAGCTCAAGATCGTTTTCGAGAACACGGCCTACACGCCGGCGGCGGGCGAGACCTATCTGCGAGCCTTCACTATCCCGGGCGACACCGCGAGCAACACGCTCGGTGGTGATCACCGGCTGTTCACCGGTGTTTTCCAGGTCAGCATCATCGCGCCGGCGGGCACCGGCAAGACCAAGACGAACCCTATAGCGGCTGAACTGACCGATCTGTTCCCGCTATACGCCAGGGACACGAAGAGCGCTGTCACCGTGGTGACCATGTCGCCAGTCGACCAGGGCCCCGGTATCACCGGCGACTCCACCTACACCGTCCCGGTCTCGTTCTTGTACCGAGCCGACACGAACTGATCCCGCCCATTGGGCAAACCCAGAGACCCGCCATTGAGCGGGTTTTTTCACATCTGCAAAGAGGAAATACCCCATGGGCTACAAACTCCCCAACGGCGGCACCTTCCAGCACGCCGCAACCTACGCGACCGCACTGGCATTCACTGCCATTAGCAACGCTGCCGAGGCCGTTGCCACCGTTGTAGGTGGCACCATCGCTGCCGGCGATATTGTTCTGTTGACGTCTGGCTGGAGCAAGCTGGATAGCAAGGTGGTGCGCGTGAAGGCAGCCACGGCAACGGCGATTACCCTGGAAGGCATCGACACTACCGACACGCAGGTCTATCCGGTCGCTGGCGGCGCGGGCACGATGCGCAAGGTGCTGACCTGGGTACAGATCCCGCAGATCTCCGACGTGGCCTTCTCCGGCGGCGAGCAAAACTACCTCGACGTGGTTTTCCTCGAAGATGACCAGGGCAAACAGATCCCCACCGACAAATCGGCGGCAAGCATGGTGCTGACCATCGCTGACGACCCGGCCCAGGCGTTCAACAGCGTTCTGCTGAAGGCTGACGCCGGCAAGCAGATTGAAGCCGCACGCCTCAACCTGCCCGGCAACGACACTCTGCTGTACGGCACCTACACGTCGTTTTCCAAGCAACCAGCGGTATCGCGAAACAACCTGCTGACCCGTACCGTCAACTTGGCCCTGCAGTCGGAGCCGACCCGTTACCTGACTGCGGTGGTGTAACCCATGGCCAAAATTCGTATTGCGCAAAGCGCTACGTTCAATGCGCCGGTGCTGATCCCGATCGTCGGCAGCGAACCCGAGAAGGTCGAGTTCACTTTCAAGTACCGGGATCGTACCGAGCTTGCCGCTCTGTTCGATGAGTGGAACGAGGCGCGGAACAAGGCGCGGGCCGCGCTGGGCGAGAAGCCTTCTTGGTCGGAAGTGGTCGCCGTGGACACCGAGCAGCAAACACAGCAGATCAAAGACCTGGTAGTCGGCTGGGGCTTCGATGACGAATACAACGACGACAACATCGTCGCATTCGTGAAGTCATGCCAGGGCGCTGCAGAGGCCGTCGTCAAGGCCTATGAAGGCGCGTATAGCCAGGCCCGCCTGGGAAACTGACCGACGCCGCCCGCGCCATGTACTCGCCGAGCGTGCCCGACGCGATTATCGGGATGTTCGGCCTTGCCCCTGGAGATCTGGTTGAGGAAGTGGAGGTCTGGCCCTGCAACTGGCCGGCCTTCCTTCTTTTCAACCGAATGTCCACCCAGTGGCGAGCAGGCGCCGGCGGCGCGATCGGTCTCGACTACAGCTGCATCCGCGACGTGGCCGGCTTCCTCGGCATCAAGAAAAAGAAACTCGCTGAAATCTTCCCAGACCTCCAGGTGCTGGAAGGCGAGGCTCTGCGCGTCATGGCGGAGGAAAGGGAAAACAGCCCGTAACCACGGGCACTTATTCAAGGTGAGTCGATGAACATTGCAGAACTCGGCGTCAAGATCGACTCGGCCGATGCAATCCAGGCGAAAACAAGCCTGGATGAGATGGCGAAGGCCGGCGGCCGGGCCGAGCAGTCCGCCGTTTCGCTAATGAACGAAATGCAGGCCCTGGAAAAGTCGCTGTCCACCAGTGCCAAAACTACCCAGGACCTGGCGAAGCAGCGTGACGCTCTCGCCAAGCTGACCAAGACCGGCGCCTATGGCGAGGCCGAGGCGGCGAAGATCTCCGCTCAGTTGGACAAGCAGCAGATCGCCCTGGCCAAGTCTGCCCTCGACGAACAGAAGGCCCTGAACAGCCTTCTGGGTGCCATCGACCCAGCTCGCGCTGCCCTCGCCAAGCTGGATACGCAGGTCGAGCAGCTTGGCAAACACCTGGATGCCGGCCGTATCAGCCAGGACCAGTACAACACCGCCCTGAGCAAGATCGACAAGGATTACGCCAAGCTCGAAAAGACCACCACCGGTTTCGACAAACTGCGTCTTGGCACCCGTCAGGCGCAGGAGAACGTGGTGCAGTTGGGCAATGCGCTTTCCTCTGGTGACTGGGGTAGCGGCGTGCGTGCCGTGGCTCAGTTGGGCGCTGGTGCTGGGGCGGGCGCTGCTGGTCTGCTCGCAATTTTAGGGCCGTTGGCGCTGGCAACGGCTGCTGTTGGCGGTCTTGCATACGCTTACTACAAAGGCAGCGAAGAACAGGACAGCTACAACAAGTCACTGATCCTCACCGGTAACTACGCCGGTGTCAGCGCCGGTCAACTGGGCGACATGGCGCGGCAGGTCAGCGCAACCGTGGGCACTACAGGACAGGCAGCGGCGGTCTTGGCGATGCTGGCGGACAACGGCAAGATCGCCAGCGAGAGCTTCACCGGTATCACTCAGGCCGCAGTGTCGATGCAGGAAACCACGGGCAAGGCGGTCAGCGATACGGTGGCCGAGTTCGTGAAGCTGGCTGATGACCCTGTGAAGGCCTCAGCAGCACTGAACGAGCAGTACCACTACCTGACAGCCTCGGTTTACTCGCAGATTGCCGCGCTGGAAGAGCAGGGCGACCATGCTGGCGCCGTGAAGCTGGCCACCGAATCCTACGCCGACGCGATCAACGAGCGCACTCCGAAGATTCTGGAAAACCTGAGTTTCTGGGAGAAGGCATACAACGCTGTCGCCCAAGCAGCGGACGGTCTGAAAAACGCCGGCCGCCGAGACATCAACTCAGACATCGAGAATGCTCGCGCTGGCCTGGCTGAAGCTCAGGGCATGGATGGCCTGTTCCAAAGCCAAAAGTCCAAGGATGCATTGATTGAGTTCAGGCAAAACCGCCTGAACATGCTGGAGGACGAAAAGGCAGCTCAGGCGGACATTGCCAAGTGGGAGGGCGAGCAGGCCAAAGCCCAAGGAGCGGCAGTCACGGCAATGACGAAGGTTGATGCGCTGACCAAGTCGTCATTGACCAATGAGCAAAAGCGGACAAAGGAGATTGAGGACTATAAGCAGCAACTCGCGGATATCCGGAAAGTTGCGCCAAATGATCCCCGTCTCCAGCAGGACGTTGTCGATAAAAACATCTCCAACATCAACGCCAAGTTTATACAAAAACTACCAGAAGGAACTGGAAGCGGCTCAAAAGGCCGGCCTGCTGTCCGAGGAAGACTATCTGCTGCGGCGCCAGGCGCTGATCGGCAACCAGCTCGACCAAGCCACGGCAGCATACGAGGCTGAGATTGCCGCACTGGAAGCGGCCAAGAGCAAGAGGTCCACGTCCGCTGCGCAAAGCATCCAGCTGGACCAGAAGATCGCCGACGCGCGCGCAGGGATGGTCAAGGCGCAGAAGGATGCCGACAGCCAGCTTGAGGTGTTGGCGACCAACGAGACCGGGCGACTCGCCAAGCAGGAACGGGCTATCAGCACTTACGTGCAGGCGCTGGGGCAGCAACAGCGGGCTTTGGAGTTGGCAGGCCAGCGCGCAGTGCTCGGCGTAGGGCAGGGCGATCGCCAAAACGCGCTCAGCGGCGAACTGAATATCCAACAAGACCGGTTTGCTCAGCAGTCGCTGGAGCTGGCCAACCAGAAGTCTGACCCGTCGCGCAACATGTCGGAGGAAGAGTTCAAGCGGAAGTCGCAGGCGCTTGCCGATGCGAACAAGGCCGCCACCGACCAGATCCGGCAGAACTATGCGGATGTGGAGAATGCCCAGGGCGATTGGACGAAGGGCGCAACGGCAGCCTGGGATAACTACCTGGATTCGGCGCGCAACATCGCCGGGCAAACCAAAAGCCTGTTCGGCAACGCCTTCAGTTCCATGGAGGATTCCATCGTCAACTTTGCCATGACCGGTAAGGCGTCGTTCTCGGACTTCGCCAAATCGATCCTGGCCGACATGGCGCGCATCGCGACCCGCCAAGCCAGCTCCGCATTGCTGGGCAGTCTCGTGGGCGCGGCAGCAAGCTACCTCGGAGGTAGTGCTGCTGGCGGCGGCAATGGACTGGCTGCCGGGTCTGCTGGCGCCACATCGTCAAACCTCGGCGCCTCTTCGGCCGGCTACTCCAACACCTACTTCCCGCAAGCCAAGGGCGGCGCGTGGTCGGGCGGTGTGCAGATGTTCGCCGACGGCGGTGCATTCACGAACTCCATCGTCAGCAAACCCACGGCGTTTGGCATGGCCAACGGCAAGACCGGCGTCATGGGTGAAGCTGGTGAGGAGGCAATCATGCCGCTGACCCGGACGTCGAGCGGCAAGCTTGGGGTTATGGCAATGGGCGGCGGCGGGGCTGGCGGAACGCAGATCAATGTCGAGGTACATATCGACGGCGACGGAAACGCATCGTCAACCGCTGACGCGCCTGGCTATGACCTCTTCGGCAAGGAGCTGGCGACGTTCGTTGAGCAGAAGTATCAGGAGCTGCGGAGTAGGGACATGCGCCAGGGTGGCGTGATCAACAACGCAATCAAGGGGCGATGATGGCTATCGAACGATTCACCTGGGCGACAGAGAAGGGCGCTGAGGGCGATGTTGCCCAGCGCGTCCGCTCCAAGCAGTTCGGCGATGGATACGAACAGTCGGTAGAGGACGGCCTCAATCGAAGGGCTTCCTCTGGGAGCCGCCCCTGGGTGAGCTTGGCCTCTACAAGTGCAACGGCTACAAGCCTGTGCACCGTGGCGGCCAGGTCTACGCCATCACCGCCACTTTCCAGCAAACCTTCCACCCCTGAGATAACCGCCCATGGCACTGATCACGGACATCCAGAAACTGGAGCCCGGCGGCGAGATTCGCCTGTTCGAAATTGACGGCACCGAGTACGGCGCGGATTACCTGCGCTTCCACGGTCACGCCATCCCGCACACGCCAGAGGAATTGCTGGCCTATGAGGGTTCGGAAGAGGACCTGCCCGCCAAGCCGATCATCTGGCAGGGCCAAGAGTACGCGGCCTGGCCAGTGCAGATTGAGGGCATCTCTTCGAGCAGCGACGGCACCGCCTCTCGGCCGACCTTCGCCGCCGGCAACGTCAACGGGCGCGTCACGGCGCTGTGCCTGGCCTTCGAAGACATGCTCAAGTTCAAGCTGACTGTTCGCGAGACCCTGGCCCAGTACCTGGATGCAGCCAACTTTCCGGACGGCAACCCAACCGCAGACCCGACTCAGGAGGCGCTGGAGATCTGGTATATCGACCAGAAAACCAGTGAGGACGGGGAAGCCGTGGTCTGGGATCTGTCCTCTCCGGGCGAGATCGATAACCACGGGCTGCCCGGCCGGCAGATGACAACGTTCTGCCACTGGGCCATGACCAACGGTTACCGTGGCCCGGACTGTGGCTACACCGGCTCGGCCATGTTCGACGATGAGGACAACCCCACGGATGACCCAGCGCTTGACCAGTGCAAGGGCTGTCTGTCGTCCTGCAAGTTGCGCTTCGGCGAGAACAACGAACTTTCCTTTGGTGGATTCCCCGCCGTCTCCCTCATTGCCCGGAGCTGACCATGCGCAAGCACATCGTTGCGGCCATCCAGGCGCACGCCGCGGCGCAGTACCCGAAAGAGTGCTGCGGCCTGTTGCTGGCCGTTGGCAGGGCGCAGAAGTACTTCCCGTGCCGGAACATCGCCACGGAGCCGAGCGAAGAGTTTCGGCTTGATCCCGAGGATTACGCTGCGGCAGAAGATTTGGGGGAGGTGATTGGCATTGTCCACTCGCATCCGGACGCCACCAGCAGACCATCACCGCATGACCTGGCCATGTGCGAGGCCACAGAGCTGCCCTGGCACATTCTGAGTTGGCCCGAGGGCGACCTCAGGTCGATCACGCCAACGGGCAGCACGCCGCTGCTGAAGCGCCACTTCGTGCACGGCGCATGGGACTGCTGGCAGGTCTGCGCTGATTGGTATCAGCGTGAGTGTGGGATTGAGTTCGAAGCCTTCCAGCGCGTCGATGGCTGGTGGGAAAGTGCGGAGAACGCCAGCCTGTACGAACAGCATTACGAGGCCGCCGGCTTTGTGCGCGTCGATCAACCGCAGCGCGGCGACCTGATCGTCATGCATGTGGGCCGGACGGTTCACCCGAACCATGCCGGGATTTACCTGGGTACCGATCCGTCGTTACCAGGCGAAGAGTCGGCCACCTACGGCCCCGGACCGTTCCTTCTGCACCACCTGTACGGCAGACCGTCCGAGATTATAGTTTTCGGCGGCCCTTGGCACGATCGAACGCGCCTGATCCTCAGGCACAAAGACGCAAAACAACCAACATGACGCGGCATGGCCGCAGGAGAAACTATGGGCGCCAAAGAGAAAGTCCAGAAGACCAGTCGCTCGGATGCTTTAATTCGGTCTGTTAATTTTCGTTCTGGCGTAAGCGGTTGGGAGCTTACGCCAGACGGCTCATTCCGTATTTACGACAAACAGATCAAGCAATGCCGCTCTGCTTGAGCCAATCAACGGCTTGAGTCTGGTCGTTTGCCAGGAAGCGGAGAGGGCGCTCATACGCCTCTTTCGCAACGCCTCCCTGCACAACTGAAGGGGCTTCGCGGATAAACTTTTCCGCCAAGACTTTCAATGCCTCGTTATTGAAATTCGGTGAAGACTTCAGAGCCAAGGCAATGGCATTCATTGCCATGAATAGCCCAAGCTCAGTTGACGTCATGGCAACTTCGATATCTGATTGACTGCTCACATTGACCTCCAGGTCATAAACGCGCCGATATTGGCGCAACCCCAGTCCTTGGGCTTGCAGGCGGAGGACTGGGGAATCCTTGCTTGAAGGCAGGAGGCTACTACGTAGGGTGACGAGGCGTTACTGAGGATTCGTACAGCTGGTTATGCGTCCGTTTAGAAAGCCACCGGCTAGATTGCCTTTCCTTAAAGTGACAGTAACTGAAGTTGCTACACAGAGGCCAATGCCCGGCAAACTCTGGGTGTGCCGGGCGTGAATAGCGTTTAAGGCATCAAGACCGAGTCAACAACGTGGATCACACCGTTGGACTGCATTACGTCTGCGATGCTGATGCCAGCCTTACCGCCTTTGGCATCTACCACCCACAGCTTGCCGTCATGCAGCTTGATATTTAGCGATTCACCTTGAACTGTTTTCAACACCACGGTGCCGCCGTTCTTTTTGGCATCTGCCATCAGTTGCGCCGATGTGTGAGTGCCAGGCACGACGTGGTAGGTCAAAATTTTAGTCAGATCGGCTTTGTGTTCAGGCTTGACCAGTGTATCGACGGTCCCTGCTGGCAGCTTGGCAAAGGCTTCGTTCGTTGGGGCGAATACAGTGAAAGGGCCTTTGCTGTTAAGCGTATCGACCAATCCGGCAGCCTTGACTGCAGCTACCAGCGTCGTGTGGTCCTTCGAATTGACCGCGTTCTCGACAATGGTTTTGCTTGGGTACATGGCCGCACCTCCGACCATCACTGTATCGGCGGCAAAGGTGAGCGTAGCAGTGACGGAGAGGATCGCGAAGCAGGCTGCAGCAGCAAATTTTTTGTAAAAAGCGTGCATGATGTATCTCCTTGGCTCTTATGCCCTCCGAGTGAGGGTATTGAATCTACGAGCCAAGGATCAAAGTGGATGCACCTTTTCGTAAAATAACTTTTAGGCGCAGTACCTTCATGTTCAAACCTGTCGGTTGCCTCCATTGGTATTCCATACACGCTGGATGCCTGGACAGGAACCGCAGATTTTGTCTGTGACCGGCGTGTGATGGTAGATTGCCCCCATTCACAAGGAGAGTCCGCATGCAGCGTTTAACAATTATCGGGATGGCCGCCTTGGCACTGGCTGGCTGTTTTGACAAGGGGCCGGCCGACGACGGTCTTGCGAAGGCTGTCGGTGTAGTAAGTGCTATTGAGGCGGCGAACAATTCGCCCGATGTCGCAGTAAAGTCGTGGTGGCGGATTAAGGATGCATCCGCGGTAATCCGAATTGAGGTTTGCAAGAATAATTTGAAGCTCGCGGCGCCTTACTTTGCAAAGCTTTCACAGTTGGCCGAGAAGCAGCTGATTGGCGAAGGAGAGTGCGAAAAGACGCCTCTGGTATTTGACCGTCAAATTACCAAAGTAGAGGTTCAATCTGATACGCGCGCTGTCGTAACCGCCCATATTAGAAATGCTACACCTCCTGAAGACGGTGCCACGCTTGATGCTGAAGCCAAAAAAACAAAGGAGGCAGGCGAACCTTTTCAGTATGTGTTGGAGCGTTCTGACACTAAGAGCGGTTGGATGATCACGAAGATATCGAGCTTTTCCTCGTACACGAAGGATTGGAGGGATGTCTATCCCAAGTACGCAAAGCCGGTGCCGGCGGATGAGGTTTATGCCTTCCAGTCCAAGCCATCTGGCGAAAGTGGGAAAATTACGGTTGTGCGCGACTCCGGCGCCGTCGGCTCGGGCTGCGATATCGTCGTCTATGTAGATGGGCGCAAGGCCGCGAAAATTGGTACTGGTCAGCGCGCTACCTTTTACCTTCCGCCGGGATCGCCAAATCTCGGCGCCGGCCTGGCAGGGTCTGGCCTATGTGCTGGCGCGGCGATCCGTACGATTGCGGCGACCGTGCATCCTGGGAAGGAAAGTCTGTACAGGATCAGCGGTGATATAGGCGGCTTCTACATCGGCCCCTATGTCGACTACAACTGAAAAACGAAAATCATAAAGCCGCCTACGGGCGGTTTTTTATTGCGCGGAGAAAAAGATGCAGGCGTCAGCGATCAACTACCAACTAATGACAACCATTCGCCTGCACGGGCAGCTACGTCAGTTCGGGAAGTCATTCAGGCTTGCGGTTAAATCGCCTGCCGAGGCGATTAAGGCTCTGTGCATCCAGATTCCCGGATTTGAGCGCTTCCTGTCGAACGCCAAATCGCGAGGTCTGGAGTTCGCAGTCTTTCGAGATAAGCGCAACATCGGCGAGAAAGAGTTGAGCTACAGCGGCGCCGGCGACATTCGGATTGCTCCTGTAGTGGTGGGCAGCAAGCGCGGCGGGGTCCTTCAGACCATCGTCGGCGCGATCCTGATTGTTGTGGGGGTTATTTTCTCGGCAACTCCGTTCGGCACCCCGTTAATTGGAGCAGGCATCGGATTAGTCGCTGGCGGCGTGATCCAAATGCTCAGTCCACAGGCTGGCGGGCTCAAAACCAGCGCCGCGCCAGAGAACACCCCCGGCTATGCCTTCGGCAGCGCCAAGAACACAACGGCCTCCGGCAATCCTGCGTCGTTGTGTACAGGCCGTCGGCGCTGGGGTGGCGGAATCATCAGTGCCGCCATTTATGCCGAAGACCAGATGTAGCCAACACCTGAAGCACCGCAGCCGCCCATGAGGCGGTTTTTTAATGTCCGGAGGAAAGCATGGGCGCAGCACGCAAGATCGATATCCACGGCGCCAAGGGCGGCGAAGAGAAGCCAAAAACGCCAACGGAAGTCCCGGACAGTCTGCGCTCGGTGGCCATAGCCAAAATGCTGATCGCAGTGGGAGAGGGTGAGTTCGAAGGAACGCCTACCGCGCGCGACATCTACCTCGACAACACCCCGCTGCAAGACCCTCAGGGCAACATGAACTTCCCGAACGTGAAGTGGGAATGGCGCACCGGTGCGGTAGACCAGACCTATATCCAGGGGATCCCATCGGTCGAGAACGAGACCACGATTGGCACCGAGTTGCGCAGCGGCACGCCATGGGTCAAGTCCATCAACAACATCCAGCTTTCTGCTGTGCGCGTGCGCTTTTCTTGGCCGGCCCTCCAGTCAGTGGATGCCGGCGGCAACTCCCGCCGCATTGATCTTCCCAAAGCAGTGTCCGGCTGGCTGTTGCGTATTACCCGCATCACGCTGAACCAGAACAACAACAAAATCTCAGACACGATGCAGATCGCCGGCTTCACTGAGGTGATCGACGCGAAGCTGCGGTATCCAAACACCGCGTTGTTGTACATCGAATTTTCCGCCGAGCAGTTCCGCAGTATCCCGGCAGTCACCATTGATTGCGACGGCCGCAAGTGGCAGGTGCCGAGCAATTACGACCCTCGATCGCGCAGCTACTCTGGCGTTTGGGATGGCACATTCAAGGAGGCATGGACCGATAACCCTATCTGGCATACCTACTAACTTGAACCTGCAGAGCAAGGCCGATGCCTGGTCTCTGCTGCGTGACATCTCCGCCATTTACCGAGGCATGACGTACTGGGCCCAGGGCCAGGTTTTCACCCTGTCGGATATGCCACGCGCTACTGACTTCGACTTCGCCTATACACGGGCGAACGTGATCGATGGCAAATTCACCTACTCCAGCGCTTCGGAGCGCACTCGCTACACCAGGGCGCTGATCAGCTACGACAACCCGCTAAACAACTACGACACAGACGTCACGGCGGTGACCGACCAGAAGCTGCAGCG